AATAAAGCTAATACTTTATATACAAATAACAAAACAGAGTCTAATAATAAGCGTATTGATTCCGTAGCGACTGCTAAAGTAAATAAAACAGAAAATACTTCTGGTAAAAATAAAACTATAGATAAAAAAGCAAATTACTGTTGGATTCTGTGGTTACTTTTATTAATATTAATTTTATATTTATTATGGCGAAACAAACGGCGTCTGTTATTAGGATTGTAAAAAATATAGCGAGACCAGGCGTTCATGCTAAAACAAAGTCATCCAAGTTAAAAACTTCAAAGTTATATAAAAAAGCTTATAAAGGGCAAGGTAAGTAAATCTCCCTAAAAATAAGTAATATATAGAATATATTCAAATCAATTTAATCAAATAAAATTATGTCAGACGCTATAGTCAAAAATCTGAGCTTCGGTAAAGAAGCTAGCGATAAAGTATTTATCGGTATAGAAAAATTAACCAAAGCAGTTAGCTCAACCTTAGGGGCAAGTGGCAAGTGTGTTCTTTTAGAAGATGCTTCAGGAAGACCTCTAATAACTAAGGATGGAGTAACAGTTGCGGACGCAGTTATTTTACTAGACCCTGTGGAAAACATGGGAGCTACGCTTTTAAAAGAAGCTGCTAGAAAAACGGTTAGAGAAGCCGGAGACGGTACAACTACCGCTACTGTATTAGCACATTCTATTTTAAAGAATGCTTATAATATAGAAGAACCTAATGCTAGAAAAATTAAAGAAGGCATTAACAAAGCGGTTGAAAAAGTTATACAATATCTAGAAAAAATGTCTATAACAGTAGATAGCGATATGTTAGATCAAATTGCTACAATATCAACCAATAATGATCCAGCGCTTGGTAAGCTAGTTGGCGATGCTTTTAGATCTGTAGGTAATACTGGAATTGTGATGATGGAAACTTCATCAGATCCGGATTGCAGTTTAGAAATAGTTGAGGGAGTACAGTGTGATATGGGATTAACAAATTCTCATTTTATTACCAATGCTCAAAAGAAAACAGCTGAACTAGATAACCCGTTAGTATTATTAATAGAGTCTCCTGTAGATTCAATTAGACAAATACAATCGGCATTGGAGTTTGTAATAAAAAACAATAAACCTTTATTAATCATAGGCGATTTAGAACAACAGGTTCTATCGGCATTAGCTATGAATAAAGCTAAAGGTAATATAAAAATAAATGTTATTAATGCCCCAATGTATGGTATTAATAAAAAAGAGATCTTTGATGATTTGGCTTTGTTAACCGGAGCTACGCTCATAAACGAAGATCTTGGAGATGATTTAGATTTAATTCAACCTGAACATTTAGGCACTTGTATTAAAAGTATAACGTCTCACGAAGAAACCATACTTCACGTGGGAGAACAATCAGATGAAATATTAAATATTATAAATGATATTAAAGATTCATTGCTTGAAAATAATCCTCCTCATGTTGTTGTTAAATTAGAAAAAAGATTAGCAAGACTATCGGCTAAAATAGCAATTGTAAAAGTTGGTGCAAATTCAGAAATAGAATTAAAAGAAAAAGCTGATAGAATAGAAGACGCAATTTGCGCAACTAAAGCTGCAATAAAAGAAGGAATTGTTCCAGGAGGAGGAATTGCTTTATTAAACGCTTCTTATAATATAGACACGTTTTCTATAGGAGAAGAAATATTATTAGATTCTATTAGAGCTCCTTTTAATACTATATTAGATAATGCAGGCATTGAAGAAGTTCCTATGAAAGTTATATCAAGCGTAGGATATGGACTTAATGTTGTAACAGGTGAAACGGTTGATATGATTAAAGCAGGTATTATTGACCCATTATTGGTTACTAAAAGTGCTTTAAGAAATGCTGCTTCCGTAGCGACTACTATATTGTCAACTGATTGTGTAATCAATAATTTGAGAGCATAATGAAAGCAATAGGTAGAAATCTAATTATAGAAAAATTAAAAGAAGGAACCACTAAAACAAAAGGTGGGTTAATGCTTGCTGAAAACCAAAGAGAAGACATTAGATATATACAAGCTAAAGTATTAGAAATTGGAGACGAAGTTGTGGGTGTTAAAAAGAATGATGAAATATTTTATGATCGACATGCTGGTCATAAAATTGAAATAGGTAAGGAAACTTATTATGTTATAAAACTAGGCGATGTAGTTGTAGTTTTATGATTAAGTTAGAAGCCTCAGATATTAAAGAGCTTGGATTATTAAAACATTACAGAATAATACGAAGATGGGCTTGCAAAAATAATAACTTAACAGATGCCGATTTGGAATTGTTAATTTATTTTGATTGTATGGATTTCTTTACAAAACAAGATTATAAAATAGGTACCTACGCATATAGTTGGGACAATAAACGCTGGAACAATTTATTAAAAGAGGGTTGGATTGTGGTATGGAGAAACAGAAACCACACAACTCAAAAATATAATATATATAAAGTTTCATTTAAGTGTAAACAACTAATAAGCAAAATGTATCGTATAATGTTAGGTAAAGAAGATATACCAACAAGTCATAGAAATGTTATAATGAAAAGTGATACATATATAAATACTGTTATGGCAACAGCAATACATAATGTAAACAAAGATAAAACAAGAAATCATGGCATATAAAACAAATAAAAGCCCCTTAAATCAATTTGGTTCATTAACAGGAGCCGTGTCAGTGGCAGCTGGACAAAGAAACCAACGTCAATCACAACAACAAGGTATTTTTTCTGGAACAATAAGCAGTAATATTTCTAGATTAGCTAGTCAAGCAGCTCAGCAAGGGCAAGCGGCTTTAAAGCCAAAAAAAGAAATTAACACACATCTTGATAAATACAAAACAGATAAAGCTAATTATGCTAAAGATTTAGAAGCTAAAAACGCTCGTAATAATCCATATGATTTAGCATCAAATTTTGTAGAACCTTATAAACCAATGGCAAACGGGCAACGAAATCCTTGGGATGCCATATTAAAACCACCAACACAACAAATGAATCCAAAAGCAACAGGAAATAATAATACGGTAAAAGGCGTATTTGGACAAGAACAAGTTCCTGGAAGTTATAATAGATCTATGTCTCCGCTAAATCAAATGCAAGATGCAAATCCAATTTTACCTCCTACTGATTCAGAACCAATAGCACCGCCTTCCGCAGTAGATCAACCGGTAGTACCAAATTACGATTTATCAAATATATAACTATGAATATAAAAGCAAAAACACACCCAATGACTCCGTTTGATAGCGAGGCTAAAATGTCTGGAGTAGGAGCAAATGCTCTTTGGGACGGACCATTTGATACAACTGGCTACCCTAAACATAAAGGCTCTAATAGGGGTCCTAATGGAATTAAACTTAGATTTGATCAGCCAATATATCAGGCAGGTCCAATTACTCAACGAGCAAAAGCAAAATAACAAATAACTAAACAAAAAAACAAAACAAAAAAAACAATGGCAAACTTTATTACATTTCCAGTACAAGGAACAGCTGCTTTTGGTAGCGCAGGAACTCTTACAATAGGTACAACAGCAATTATCGATGCTACTATAATAGCTAGAGTTGAACCTTTAACGACTACAACAACGGCAATTTATTTTGCATCACCTTTTGCAGGAACGCAAAAATTAGTTTTAACTCATACGGCTTGCGCAATTGTGGTAAACCCATTAACAGGTGTAAATCAATTCCCTGTAAAAGACGGAATTGAAGCTGCTTTGACTGGTGTTCCAACTACTCCTACAGTACAGTTACAAATTCCTAATTATGTTACTGGTACCGCCGCTGCTCCTGTATATACAGTCGTAAAAATTGAATCAGGCGCTTGGACATAATAATAATTTTAGATTCCCTATAGATTTATATTTATAGGGAATTTAATAATACTCTTTATATGTTAGAATTAACGGAAACTTCCAGAACCAGTAATGGACTTGGTGATACTATAGAGAAAATTACCACGGCTACTGGTATAAAATATGTAGTTAAAAAGGCTTCTGAAATATTAGATGTTCCTTGCGGTTGTGATGAGCGTAAGGAGGCGTTAAATGATCCAGATTTATTAGTAAATAAAATATTCTATAAAAATGGCGTTTAAAATGAAAGGCATACCGTATGATTGTGACAATACCCCAATATATAATACCGATATGGAAGACAACGTATTAGGTATGGCGCAAAACAATGGTACTATTTTAATTAATAAAAATGCTTCGCCCTTAGAATTAAAAAAGAATAAAACTATATCACACGAAAAGGTTCACATAGACCAAATGAAACGTGGTGATTTAGATTACACTGATGCTCATGTAATGTGGAAAGGAAAGAAATATTCCAGAGCACAAATGAAAGAAGGTTCTAAAAAATTACCCTGGGAATTAGAAGCTTATAAAAAGCAATAAATACACGTAATAATAATATTATATAAATTTAATATTATTTAATTATGAAAAAAGTATTTTTAAACATTGCAATTTTATTGGTAGGGTTAGTTAGTTTTTCACAAGTTCAAACTAACAAAAGTATTAATACAAACAACTTAGAAGGGGTTTGGACATCAAATGATGTTGATGGTTATCTTCTTTTTTACAGGACACCTGAAGAAGAATTAATTGTTAAGGAGTTTGAAAAAAAATCTAATAAAGAGTTTAATATTATAGATTTTAAAATTTATAAAACTTATTTTGTTGTAAGAGCTAGATTTCCAGAAACAGACTGGTTAACAGAAAGCAAATATACTTTTATTGATGAATTAAATTTACAATGTGAAATTACCAATCCCGATGGTACATATACAATTTTTTATACTAAAATTTGACCAACAAAAATAACAAATAATAATTAAAACAAAAAGAAATGGCATTTAAAATGAACCCGGGTAGAGGGAATTACTCAAAAACAGGACATGGTATTCCTAGTCCATTTAAACAAGTTGACGCTGAAGTTGACAAATTGATCGCACTTAAGAAAGCTCGTACTGAAAACGAGATGAAAGCTAAGGCGGACAGCACAGGTGTAGATAAAAGAATGAAAGACGCTGGATTTGGAAATATCATGTCTGGTGAATATGGTAATAAAAAAGCCAATGAAACTAGAGCTAATTTAAAAGGGCAATTTACTTATTCAATGGATAAGGACAAAGCTACTGGAAAATACAAAAAAAAATGGTCTGATTCTCCGGCAAAACAAGTTGACAAAGAAGTTGATGCATTGATTGCTAGGAAAAAAGAAAGAGAAGCTAAAGCCAAAAATGATAAAGCTCGTAAAGAGGGAGAAGAAGGCATGGCGGCTGATAATAGAAAAATTAGAATTAAACTTAGAGACGAGAATAGAGCACAAGCCTCTTCTGATAGTACAGCTGTAGATAAAAAAATGAGAGCTGGCGGATTTGGATCTATTATGTCCGGCGAGATGGGTAACAAGAAGGCTAACGAAACTAGAAAAGCTTCAACTGCTTATGCAAACTCATATGAGTCAGTAGATAAAGATAAATCTACTGGTAAATATAAAAGAAACATTAATTTTAAAGATTCTCCAGCTAAGCAATGTTTTCCATCGCCAAAAGAAAAAGCGGGCAACCAAAAAGCTAATGAAGATAGACAAAAAGGTTATCCTGGTGACAAGACAATGGCTAAAGGTCCGTCTAAGGATAGAGGTAATGACGCAGCAAATTTAGGCAGACAACGTCCAGGAACTAAATATGAGTCTGGACAAGCAACGGGAAAAGTATACAAAGATTCTCCAGCTAAGCAATTAGGTAGACAAGCGGTTACTAAAATGGGTGGTAAAAAAACACCGGCTAAAATGAAATCATGCTAAATGAAAAATCTATCAACAACAGGTTATAAAAAAAATAGTCCTGATAAAGATAGACCCTATAATTTAATACCCAGCGGGGACGTCACAATGAAAAATGTAGATTTCCCCGTTTTAGGTATTGATAATTTAGGCAATTCTAAAGTAATGGAACCAGGTGATGATGAAATTAATTACCCTGGAGATTCAGTTTTAGAATTTAAAATTGGAACAAAGAATAAAAGTGAAATATATAATAGAATATTTAAAAAATAATTATGGGACAATTTGGAGATCAACCAGATTTTGGTACAAGCGCAATAACTCTTGCAGCTCAAGGAGACGCAGAATATAATACAGGCGGTTTTCTTATAAGCCCGCCTTGCGCGTTATACATAGGTACTGGCGGAAACCTATTAGTGACTGTGGTTGGGGGTGATCCTAATAGCAATTATACAGCTGGAGCTACCTTGTTTGAAAATATCCCTGACGGAACTTTTTTCCCTGTAATGGTATCTTATATCTGGGAGGAAGCTAATGGCTCTACGGTTACAACTTGTGGTAATATAGTAGGTCTTTACTAATGGGTTGGGGTCAAGGTATAGGCATAGGTTGGCCTAATGCCACTGCCGGAGGTTTTATTGGAGTATTAATATCTAGTTTTGTAAAAAGAGTAAACACAGCAGGCGGAACAATTGTAAATATAAATTGTTTAAGACTTGCTCTACGATATTTGCAAAGTATAGGTATATTAAATAAAACTTCATATATGGTTACACCAACAGCTTATAATCTTAATACGTTATATGCTGTAATACCGGAAGCTAATCCTCTTGACATGCAGTTCACTAGAAACAGTAGCGGGACATATAGAAATAGCAATGGCAATTTAGCGACTATTGGAATAGGCTATCCAAGGCTTAATTTTCAAGAGTCTACATCTACTTGTCCAACTGTGTTAATGGAACCACAGAAAACTAATACTGCATTAAATTCAGACTTTCCAGCAACCTCCTTTTATACAAGTCAAAGCAATATAGATGTTATTCCAGTAAATAGTATTAATCCAAAAGGACTTGAAGGCACTATACAAAAGATAACGCCGACAATATCTACAGGTGATGTTGTCCATTATATTAGAGCAATAAAGACAGGTAAAACAATAGGTAATGCATACACTGTTTCATTCTTTGTTCAAGCAGCGGAATATAGTACACTTGTATTTAGTGCGGATGGAACAAGTAATTTAGTATTTGTAGATTTAGCGGAGGGAAGTATAACTAGTGGTATAGGCACTATAGAAGAATGGAAAAATGGTTGGTATAGGGTTAGTGCTACCGCAATAGCAACATCAACTACACTTACTTCGTATATATATCCAAATACTAACGAACCATTTACAGGAAACAATTCTGCCAGTATTTGGGTTTGGGGAGTTCAATCTGAAACAAACCCGTTTGCAACCTCATATATAAGTACTTTAAGTGCTTCTGTAACTAGGACAGCGGAGTTTTTGGATCAACTTAGTTTAGGAACAAGCGTAATAGGTCAATCAAATGGCGTAATATTCATAGAAGGTAATTTATTTTTTGATTACCAACAAAATATATCTATAACATTATCAAATGGCACAGTAGGTAATAGATTACAACTTCAATTTCAAAATTTAGGTACAAACATATTTAATGTTTTTGCAACTAGAAATAGCGTGCAACAAGCTGTTGGATTATCTCATACATTTACAATGACCGATCCTTTTAAAATAGCTGTTAATTACTCGCCAGGACAATATGACTTATGGATTAACGGAGTTAACGTTATAAGTCTTGCCGGAGATACATGGGACGGAACAGGTAGTGCGCAATTAAATCAATTGCATTTTGCTACCGCTAATGGAGCTGCGCAACACTTTGACGGTAATATAAAATCTTTTCAATTATATAATACTAGTTTAACTGCTCAGGAGTTACAAGATTTAACAACATTATAATATGATTTACAAATTAATATATAAAGACAAAGAAGAAGGAATTGCGGATTTATTATTAAAAAACGTAATTAATGCAGAAGGAGAAAACATAAACGGTACAGAATCAGTAGTTGAATTAGGATATTTAGAATTAGTACCTGCTACGTATAATAATCAAGGCGAACAGATAACACCCGCTGTTGTTGATACGCATTTTTCTTATGACGTAATGAGTACTGACATAATTGATTTTGGTGCTTATCTTATAGAGCCTAAAAATGCTTTGCATGCTTTTTATGGGTACCCAATTAACGAAGAAGTTTAAATATAACAACAAACAAAATAACTAACAATCAAATTAAATAAACATGGAAAACAAAAAACAAATTACCCAAGACGAATTAGAAATAATTAAAAAACAGCAAAATGATTTAAGCACAGTCTTAACTAATGTTGGTGTTTTAGAAGCGCAAAAGCATGCCTTTTTACATCAATTAGCTGAATTAAATAAAGAAGTTGAAGATTTTAAGGGTAAATTGCAAGAAGCGTATGGTGCGATTAATGTCAACTTACAAGATGGGTCTTATACTTTAGTAGATGAAGATCAAATTGAAACAGTTGAGGCAGAAGAAGTGAACTAATGGATTCTGTAATTAGAAAAATAAGTATAGGTACCGACTATAAGAATGAAGCTATGCATTATTCAATAGGGCAACAAGTATATGGTGGTCATGAGATTACCCATATATTAAAAGATGCAGAAGGTTGGCACCGAATATATATAAAGAAAGATAATGAAGTTATGCCATGGAAAGGATTTAATCCCTACATGGCAATAGCTATAGAATATGATCTAGAATACTAATGAAAAGTGTATTTAGCTTTATTGTAAAGCCTGTTGGCGAAAGATATGATAATGAAGTTAAAGTGAATGGCAAAAGTTTAATATTAAATACAAAAATAGAAAGCTTTAAATCTGTAAATAATTTAGCGGAAGTGGTTTCAGTTCCATTAGCTTACTCTACAGATATAAAAGTTGGGGATTTAATAGTTATTCATCATAACGTTTTTAGAGTATTTTACGACATTAGAGGTATTAAAAAAAATAGTAGATCGTTCTTTATGGACAATTTATATTTTTGTGATCTTGATCAAATTTATTTATATAAAAATGATAAAGAATGGAAAGCAGTAGGAAATAGATGTTTTATAAAACCTCTAAAAAATATTGACTATTTAAAGCTCGATAAAGAGCAAAGGCTTATTGGTATATTAAAATACGGAAATAAGTCCTTAGAAGCGCTTAAAATCAACGAGGGAGACCTTGTAGGATATACTCCTAATGGTGAATTTGAATTCATAATTGATGGGCAGCGGCTTTATTGTATGAAATCTAATGATATTGTAATTAAATATGAATATAAAGGAGACGAAGTCGAATATAATCCAAGCTGGGCACAAAGCAGTATTGGAGTTAATTAAGGTTGCTGAAGAAGCTATATTAGATAATGGCGATGATGATTTATCTGCTGATAAATTAAAGAACGCGGCTGCTACTAAAAAGCTAGCAATTTTTGATGCTTTTGAAATTCTAAGTAGAATAGAAGAAGAAGAAAAGATGTTGAATGAATCTGAAAAAGAATCTACAACCGCTGTTTTTAAAGGATTTGCAGAAGGAAGATCTAAATAATGTACGAGCAATCATTATACAAAATAGTACCTGACCATGTAAAGTCAAGTGTTATACGACAGAACAACCGTTTAAACAAATGGAAATATGGCTACGATAAAACTCATGATATGGTTGTTATTAGTAAGACTGGAAAGATTGGTGAAATATATGAAATCCAGAATTTAAAAATAGCATTACCTTTAAGCGAAAACCCATATTCAAGATCTAAATTAAAAGAGGAACAGCACTGGGAACAGATGGCTTATCCAAAAGAAATAAGTAGAATAAAGAATACATTTGATTGGAATAAACATCCAGATGCTTTTAAAGAAAGATGGTACGATTATATCGATAATGAATTTAAGTATAGAGAAGAAGGGTTGTTCTTTTATAATAATGGAAAACCTACTTATATAACCGGTACACATTACATGTATCTTCAATGGAGTAAAATCGACGTTGGAGCACCGGATTTTAGAGAATCAAATAGATTGTTCTTTATATTTTGGGAAGCTTGTAAAGCAGATCCAAGATGTTATGGAATGTGTTATTTAAAAAATAGACGTTCTGGATTTTCTTTTATGTCTTCTGCAGAGCTTGTTAATATTGCTACAATATCAAGTGACTCAAGATTTGGTATATTATCAAAGTCTGGAGCAGATGCAAAAAAGATGTTTACCGATAAGGTAGTTCCAATTTCAGTTAATTATCCATTCTTTTTTAAACCTATCCAAGATGGTATGGATAGACCTAAAACAGAATTAGCATATAGAATTCCAGCCTCAAAATTAACAAGAAGAAAGTTAGACGCTAATGAAAAATTAGAAGAACTTGACGGTCTTGATACTACAATTGACTGGAAGAATACTGGAGATAATTCCTATGATGGTGAAAAGTTAAAAATATTAGTACACGATGAAAGTGGAAAGTGGGAAAGACCGGACAACATTCTAAACAACTGGAGGGTAACAAAAACAACTTTAAGGTTGGGGAGCAAAATTATTGGAAAGTGTATGATGGGTTCAACCTCAAACGCTTTAGATAAAGGAGGAGAAAATTTTAAAGTTCTTTATTACAATTCAGATGTCACAAAAAGAAACCGCAATGGTCAGACTAGCTCAGGATTATATAGTTTGTTCATACCTATGGAATGGTCGTACGAGGGATTCATTGATACTTATGGCTTACCTGTCTTCGATACTCCCAAGACGTTTGTAAGAGGTGTTGATGGGAATGATATAGATTACGGCGTAATAGAGCATTGGCAAAATGAAGTTGATGGTTTAAAGTCAGATCCAGATGGATTAAACGAATATTACCGACAATTTCCAAGAACAGAACAACACGCCTTTAGAGATGAAGCAAAGCAATCTTTGTTTAATCTTACAAAAATATACGAGCAAATAGATTATAATGCGGATTTAAGAAATACAGCTACATTAACCAGAGGTAACTTTCAATGGGTTAATGGCATACAAGATACTAGAGTTGTATTTTATCCCAATAAAGATGGTAGATTTTTAATATCCTGGATACCAAATCCCAATCTACAAAACAATATAATATTAAAAAATGGAGGTAAATTTCCTGGCAATGAACATTTAGGCGCATTTGGCTGTGATAGTTATGATATATCAGGAACAGTAGATGGCAAAGGTTCAAAAGGAGCATTACACGGGCTAACTAAATTCTCAATGGAAGACGTTCCGCCAAATACATTTTTTTTACAATATATATCTAGACCGCAAACAGCGGAAATATTCTTTGAAGATGTTTTAATGGCGCTTGTATTTTACGGAATGCCAATGCTAGCGGAAAATAATAAACCAAGATTACTTTACTATTTAAAAAGAAGAGGCTATAGAGGATACTCAATGAATAGACCTGACAAAATATATAGTAAACTATCTATTACAGAAAGAGAAATTGGCGGAATACCCAATTCATCACAAGATATAATACAGGCACATGCTGCTGCTATTGAAACTTATATAGAAGATCATATTGGATTAAATGAAAATGGATATGGTTCAATGTACTTTCAGGAAACTTTGGAAGACTGGGCTAGATTTAATATAAACAATAGAACAAATTTTGATGCTTCTATAAGTTCAGGATTAGCGATCATGGCATGTAATAAAAATAAATATGTTCCAATATCGAAAAAAGAAATAACAACTGTGCCTTTAGGATTTAAAAAGTATAATAACAAAGGTTCTACGTCAAAAATCATAAAATAAATGAATATATACACAAATACAAACAGTGCATTCCCTAGTCAAGTTGTAGATGATGAAGTAAAAGCATCAGAAGAATATGGATTACAAGTATCACGTGCTATAGAACTAGAATGGTTTAATCAGGGTAGGAGCAATGGTAACAGGTATTTAACTTCATGGAATAATTTTCACAGATTAAGATTATATGCTAGAGGAGAACAATCCGCTCAAAAATATAAAGATGAATTATCTATAAATGGTGATTTATCTTATTTAAACTTAGATTGGACACCTGTTCCTATTCTATCAAAATTTGTTGACATAGTTGCTAATGGTATTTCGCAAAAGACTTATGACGTACGTGCTCACGCGCAAGATCCAGAATCTATAAAAAAACGTACTGAATATGCATCAAGCTTAGCTTTTGATATGGTAGCGCAGCCTCAAATAAACGAAGCAATGTCAGCTACCGGTATTAATATTGCAAAAAGTAATGTACCAGCGGCAGACTTGCCAAGAACAAAAGACGAGTTAGAATTGCACATGCAACTTTCATATAAGCAATCAATTGAAGTTGCAGAAGAGGAAGCTATAAACACTATATTAAAAAATAATAAATACGATTTAATTAGAAAGCGATTAAATTTAGATTTAACAACAATAGGAATTGCTGCGGCAAAAACATCTTTTAATCCTGCTAATGGCATTGTGGTTGACTATGTTGATCCAGCTTATTTAATATATTCATATACTGAAGATCCTAATTTTGAGGATGTATATTATGTAGGAGAAATAAAAGCAATTACTATTCCAGAATTAAAAAAACAATACCCTGATATATCAGAAGAAGAATTGTATAGAATACAACAAATGCCTGGCAACAGACAATATATACAAGGTTGGGGTAATTATGACGAGAACACAGTACAAGTAATGTATTTTGAATACAAAACTTATATGGATCAAGTGTTTAAAATAAAACAAGGTGAAAATGGATTAGAAAAAGTGATTCAAAAAGACGGATCATTTAATCCGCCACCTAATGATAATTTTGAAAGAGTATCTAGAACAATAGAGGTTTTATATACAGGTGCAAAAATTATTGGCACAAATACAATGTTAGAATGGAAATTGTCTGAAAATATGACACGTCCATTTGCCGACACTACAAAAGTAGAAATGAATTATGTTATTTGTGCTCCTAGAATGTACAAAGGAAGAATTGATTCAATAGTTAGTAAATGTATTTCATTTGCAGATATGATTCAATTAACGCATTTAAAATTACAACAAGTAATGTCTAGATTAGTCCCTGATGGAGTATTCTTAGATATTGATGGTTTAGCAGAAGTTGATTTAGGAAACGGTACAAATTATAATGCTGCAGAAGCGTTAAATATGTATTTCCAAACCGGTAGTATTGTAGGTAGATCACTTACGCAAGAAGGAGATTTGAATAGAGGCAAAGTGCCTATACAAGAATTAAATTCGTCAAGTGGACAAGGTAAAATACAAAGTTTAATACAGACATATCAATATTATCTTCAGATGATTAGAGATGTCACCGGATTAAATGAAGCAGTAGATGGTAGTAAACCTGATTCTAATGCTTTAGTAGGTCTGCAAAAAATCGCAGCCAATGCATCAAATGTTGCAACACGCCACATTAAAGATGCTAGTTTATATTTAACTATTAGAATTTGCGAAAATATTTCATTAAGAATAGCAGATTGCTTAGATCACCCATTAACAGAAAGTTCATTAAAAGAAAGTATATCTACTTACAATGTAGAAACTTTGAAAGAAGTTAGCACTTTAAACTTACACGACTTCGGCATTTATTTAGAAGTTGAGCCAGATGAAGAAGAAAAAGCACAGTTAGAACAAAACATACAGGTTTCTTTACAATCTGGAGGAATTGATTTAGAAGACGCTATTGACATTAGGCAAATTAAAAATTTAAAACTTGCCAACGAGCTTTTAAAATTAAAAAGAAAAAGAAAGCAAGAAAAAATACAACAACAACAACTTGAAAATATTCAAGCGCAAGCACAGGCAAATTCAGAAAGCGCAGAAAAAGCCGCTATGTTTGAGGTTCAAAAGCAACAAGCTTTAACCGAAACTATGGTGAGTTTAGAACAAGCAAAAGCCCAATTTGAATTGCAAAGAATGCAAACTGAAGCTGAGATTAAAAGACAATTATTAGCCGAAGCTTTTCAATATGATATGCAATTAGCACAGTTAAAAGCACAATCTGATTTGAATAAATTTCAAGAACAAGAAGATAGAAAAGACGAAAGAACAAAAATACAAGCAACACAACAATCGGAATTAATAGATCAAAGAAAAAATGATTCAATTCCAAAAAATTTCGAAGCAACTACCGGCGATATGGGCAACGTAGCCGGAATGTTAGGAATGTAAAAATTAATTAACCAATTTTATATTATTATATTATGTCTCAATTAGAAAAACAAGAAGGGCAATTCAAAGTAAAAGCTAGAAAACCTTCAATGAAAAAAATGTTAAGTGAAAATGAACCTATTAAAGTTAATTTTCCGCCAATTGGTGAAGAACCAATAAAAGTAGTAATTCCTAAAGAAACACCAGATGCCGTTCAAGAACAAAGCTCAAATGAAAGCGTGTTACGCGCAGAACAACCCGCAATGGAATTGCCAAAAGTGGAGCAAGGAAACGAAGGGACCTTTGAAAATGTTATTCAAGAAATTTCAGAAGAAGAAATAAAAGAAGAAACAAAAGAAACCGCTAAAGAATTAGAATACCATGCAACCGAGCAAATAAATACCGGTAAAGCTCTACCAGAGAACATCGAGAAACTTGTATCTTTTATGGAAGAGACAGGCGGAACGGTTGAAGACTACGTTAGGCTTAATGCAGATTATTCAAATGTAAACAATAATACTTTATTAAAAGAATATTATAAAAGTACTAAACCTCACTTAGACAGTGAAGAAATTGAATTCTTATTAGAAGACAAATTCTACTATGATGAGGACCTTGACGAAGAACGTGATATTAGATTAAAAAAATTAGCATTTAAAGAAGAAGTATCAAAAGCTAAAAAATATTTAGACGATACCAAAGCCAAGTATTATGCTGAAATCAAATCTCGTCCAACCGTTAATAGCGAACAACAAAAAGCAAACGATTTTTTTAATCGTTACAATTCAGAGCAAGTCAAAGCAGGAAAGCAACACGAGGCGTTTAAACAACAAACTACCAATCTTTTTAATAATGAATTCAAAGGTTTTGAATTTAACTTAGGTGAAAAGAAATTTAGGTACAACGTTCAAAACCCAACTCAAGTTGCGGAAACCCAATCTAATATAAATTCCTTTGTCGGAAAGTTTCTAGACAGTGATGGGAATGTAACAGATACAAAAGGTTACCATAAAGCTTTGTACAGTGCAATGAATGCTGATAAAATTGCTAACCATTTTTATGAACAAGGAAAAGCTGATGCCGTTAAAGAGGTAATCACTAATTCTAAAAACCCAAGCATAGGGGCTCCTAGACAAGCACCTAATACTTTTGTGGGTGGACTTAAAATAAAATCGGTTAGTGGATGGGATTCAGCAAAATTAAAAATACAAACAAAAAAATTTTAAAAATTAAACCCACAACATTATGGCAACATTAACGCCTGCATTTGGAAGTATTATACCTTCGCAAGTGCAACAATTGTTGAACACAAACTATTTACAGTTCAACACTGGAGCCGGAGGAGACTTCGCTCAACAATATTTACCTGAAATTTATGAAGCTGAAGTAGAACGCTACGGTAACAGAACATTAGCAGGATTTTTAAGAATGGTTGGCGCTGAAATGCCAATGTCTTCTGATCAAGTTATTTGGTCTGAACAAAATAGATTACACATTGCTTACGTTGGTTGTACTCAAGCAAATGGTGGTACTGGAGTAAACCCTAGTACAATTACTTTAAGTGCAACTGGAAGCCCTACAAACGTTATCTCTGTTAACGATACTGTTGTAATTTTAGATCCAATCAATGGATTAGAAGCAAAAGGTATTGTTACAGCTTCAACTGTAGGTGTAGGTACTGCTGGTAGTTTCTCTGTACAACTTTACAAAGGAACTTCTCTTACAACTCAAGGATTTGCTGCTAGCGGATTGAAAGTGTTTGTTTATGGTTCTGATTATATTAAAGGAACAAATTTAACAGGTACTGGTAATAATGCTGTTAGAAATAGTGTTAATCCTGTTCTTACTCAATATTCAAACTCTCCTGTTATTATCAGAAATCAATACGTTATCAACGGATCTGATATGGCTCAAATTGGATGGGTTGAAGTAGCTACTGAAGATGGAACTGGTGGTTTCTTATGGTTCTTAAAAGCTGAATCTGAAACAAGATTACGTTTTGAAGATTACTTAGAAATGTCTATGGTAGAAGGTGAATTGAATGCTGTTACTACTGGTACTGCTGGATATGCAAACTCTCAATTACCTGGAACTCAAGGTCTTTTTGCTGCTATTAAAGCAAGAGGAAATGTAGAAGTAGGATTTACCGCTGCTGGTGGATTAACTGCATTTGATCAAATCCTTAAAAATTTAGATACTCAAGGAGCTATTGAAGAAAACATGTTGTTCTTACAAAGACAAACTGCATTAGATTTTGATGATATGCTTGCTGCATTATCTTCTGGCGCTGCTGGAGGTGTTGCTTATGGATTGTTTGAAAATTCTGAAGAAATGGCATTGAACTTAGGTTTCTCTGGATTCCGTAGAGGATCTTATGATTTCTATAAGACTGACTGGAAATACTTAAATGATGCTTCTACTCGTGGAGGTATTGTTGGTATCAATTCAATCGAAGGTGTATTAATTCCTGCTGGAACTACTACAGTTTACGATCAACAATTAGGTACAAATATCCGTAGACCTTTCTTACACGTTCGTTATAGAGCTTCTCAAGCTGACGATAGAAGAATGAAATCTTGGTTAACTGGATCTGCTGGTGGAGCACAAACTTCTACTCTTGATGCAATGGAGGTAAACTTCTTGTCTGAAAGATGTTTAGTTACTCAAGCGGCTAATAACTTTGTATTATTCAGAGGTATCTAATATTAGTTACATAGTAGTTTTGCCCTTGTTGAAATTACAGGGGCAAATACTACTCTTTTAAAAAAAATTATTAAATTATATTATATTATGGAAAAACAAGCAAAAAAACCCGTTGAAAGTACATGGGAAGTTAAAGACAGAATTTATTATTTAAAAGGGGATGAAACTCCTTTAACCCTTACAATACCTAGTAAGCACACGCAAAAACATGCTTTACTATATTTTGATGAAGATTCAAAAAAGCAAAAAGAAATTAGATATGCAACCAATCAAGACTCTTGTTTTGTAGACGAACAAAAAGGAGAAGCAACAATAGGGCATATTACTTTTGAAAACGGAGATTTAAGAGTTTCAAAAGAAAAACAAAATTTACAAAAATTATTATCTTTATATCATCCTTTACGCAATAAAATTTACGCAGAATTTGATGCTATTGAAGTTGCAGAAGATGAATTAGATATTTTAGAATTACAAGTTGAAGCTTTAAACGCTGCAATGGCAATTGAAGTCGATCAAGCAGAAGCAATACTTAGAGTAGAAATTGGATCTAAAGTATCAGAAATGAGTTCAAAAGAAATTAGAAGAGACTTGCTTTTATTTGCAAGAAATAATCCTTCTTTATTTATTGAATTAGCAAATGATGAAAACGTACAGCTTAGGAACCTTGCTATTAGAGCAGTTGAATTAGGCATTATGACTTTATCACAAGATCAAAGAACATTTAATTGGGCGTCAAATAATAAAAAATTAATGACCATTCCATTTGATGAAAATCCATACTCAGCGATGGCAGCATTCTTTAAGACTGACGAAGGCATAGAAGTTTTCAAGTCTATAGAGAAAAAAATAAAATAATACGTAATACTAATATATAGGCAGATATTGTACATATTTATACGGTATCTGCCTTAATATTATAATAAAACTAATAGATGGCAGTAAATATAGATACAGTTTATAAAACAGTTCTATTAATATTGAACAAAGAACAGCGTGGTTATATGACCCCTGACGAGTTTAATAGGGTAGCAACTCAAGTACAATTAGAAATATTTAATGAATATTTTGAAAGTCTTAATCAACAACTTCGATTACCTGATAACGATTCAGAGTATGCTGATAGGATTAAAAATTTAAACGAAAAAATATCTATATTTGAAGAATATGGGGTTTGTTCTTATGCAAATCCGTATTTTATTATACCAAACCTTACAGGAACATCAATTACGGCAAACCCAATAACAACAGTACCCGGGGTACAATTATATCCTATTACTGGATTAACACCGGCTATTATTGACGGCGGCTATGCTACAGTGTTCTTTAACGGTATACCTCAACCTCAAGCAAACTGGACAATAGCAGGTACAAATTTAATTTTAACTTCTATACCAACTTCTTCGTTTACAGTGCTTATAACTATATCCCCGTTTAATTTTTATAAATTAGGATCAGTAGTTTATAAGGATAGTGTTGATGTACAATACGTTCAACCTAATGAACTTGTAACAATTAGAGCATCAAAATTAACCACTCCTACGGAAACTTTTCCTATATATACATTTAAAGACTCTAAAATATATGTATATCCAACAACCATTACTAATAGAATTTCCGCTACTTATGTAAGAAAGCCATTAAATCCAACATGGAATTTTACAAGCGGCACTAATAATCAATATATTTATTCTGAAAGTAATTCAACAAATTTCGAATTGCATCCAACCGAACAAACAAACATTGTAACTAGAATATTACTTTATTCAGGTATAATTATAAGAGACCCTCAAATTGTACAAGCCGCTGCTGGCGAAATACAAGCAACAACTGTTAATTCAAAAAGCTAATAGACTATGCCAACCCCAACTAACGGTTTAATAACCGAAACAAATAGACAATATTACGAAGGTGCTCAAGGCTTTATAGGCGATGGAATTATAGACACTTTTACAACAACGTTCAATACAGATTTAATTTTTGGAAGTTGGAATCCAGCGGTTATTGATTATGCTTTAAATAATTTTAAATTATATACCAGCCTAACCGGTTTTCCATCTTCTTTTATAGAATATACTTCGCCATTTACTGTAGTTAATAACACAATATCCTTTGCTATTAGCCCTGCTAATGGAGAATATATTGTAGTACAACTTAAAACATTAGACGGGGGTAATTATGGTATACCTTCAAATCCAAATAGCTATGCTTATGGAAATACTGTTGAAGAAAATTACGGATCATATTCTTATATTACATTAAACAACATTGTAAACAACTTTATGGTTGCTTATGTTGGAACTGGTAAATTAATTTCAGATGTTAAAAGAACTGATGTTATCTTTCACGCTAAACGTTCTTTACAAGAATTTAGTTATGATACACTAAAAAGCATTAAATCTCAAGAATTAAATGTACCTCAGAATCTTAGTGTTGTAATACCTCAAGATTATGTAAATTATGTTAAAATTTCTTGGATTGATCATTTAGGTGTAAAACATCCTTTGTATCCTGGTGGAACATTAACTATTAATCCATACGAAAATCCAGTGCAAGATACCTCAGGTGTGCCAGTACAGGATAATTTTAATTCAAACATTGAAGGTGATTCATTAACAGAAAAAAGATGGGATAGTAATAATATTATAAATCAATTACAAAATTTTTATAATGTAAATAATCAAATGAATGATTGGAATAATTATGGTATAGACAACTATGGTTATGGCCGTCACTATGGGCTTGATCCTCAATATGCAAATATTAATGGTTACTTTACAATAAACGAAAGAGAAGGTAAAATATCTTTTAGCAGTGATTTAGTAAATAAATTGATTGTATTAGAATACGTGTCTGACGGATTAGCATATGACATGGATACTAAGGTTCCGAAATTAGCAGAAGAAGCAATGTACGCATATATTATTCATGCAGTTATATCACTACGTATTGGGCAACCAGAATATTTAGTACAAAGATTAAAGCGTGAAAAAGTTGCTAAATTAAGAAATACAAAAATTAGACTTTCTAATATTAAATTAGAAGAAATTACGCAAGTATTAAGAGGAAAATCTAAATGGATTAAACACTAAAATAATGGCAGAAATAAAAAATAGTTTTGTAGCGTCTAAAATGAATAAAGATGTAGACGATAGACTTGTACCAAATAACGAATATAGGGATGCTAGAAATATATCTATTGGAAAAACACAAGAAGGCAATGACGGATCTGTGCAAAATTCATTAGGTAATAAAATATTAGATTTTGACGGATTAGAAACTGACCCTACATTAAAGTGTATTGGGCAACATTCTGATAATCAATCAAATAGAATATATCAATTCTTAACAAATTACACTGACGTTTCTGCAACATTAGATACTCCACCACCACCTGGGATATACACAATGAAAATTGTTGTTAGAGACTTTGCATTAAATACATATACCACACTTGTTCAAGGTGATTTTTTAAATTTTGCAACAAATAATGCTTTTAAAATTTACGGCATTAATATTGTTGAAAATTTATTATTTTGGACAGACAATAGAAATCAACCTAGAAAAATCAATATATCATCTGCGTTAAATAATCACGCAAATAGTTTAAGCCCATATTATACAAAAGATTATCAAATCTCAGTAGCAAAATATGCTCCATTGGTTCCTATATCTTTGTATACTAAAATAACCGCTCCAGTTGCTGTTGCAATTAATACAACATCTTTTAAGGTTTTAAAAACATATAAAATTGTGCCTGGCATGACTATTGTCTCTGCTACGCCACAAGGATTACCTATTATTGCTGGTAGCGAATATATATTAGTAGACAGCGTTGTAGCTGATACAAATCCACTATATAATGTAATTACTGTATATTTGCCTCCAATTAGCGCTACAGCGTTTGACGCCGGCAAAGTACTTGACTTTTTAATATCTACAATGTCTGATCAGTCTGACTCATTAACATGGCCAGGAGATCCAGAATATATGAAAGGCCGATATATTAGATTTAGTTATAGATTCAAATACGATGATAATGAATATTCATTAATAGCTCCATTTACTCAAATAGCATATGTGCCTTTGCAAAAAGGATATTTTATTAATGGAAATGAAATTGATGCGTATAGAAGTACCATATTAAAATGGATGCAAAATAATATTAACAATGTTGATCTATTAATTGAATTTCCAGATTTAGTAAGTAATATAAGGAATTCATATAAAATAAAAGAAATTGATATACTATATAAAGAATCAGACGCGTTAGTTGTAAGAGTACTAGATACTATAGATAATGATACGATGAATCTTAATAGTATAAATAATATATATACTTATAGATACCAATCTAGAAAGCCATATAGAGCCCTTCCTGATAGCCAAATAACAAGAGTATACGATAAAGTGCCTTTAAGAGCAAAAGCCCAAGAGGTTGCTGGTAATAGAGTAATTTACGGTAACTTTGTAGATAGACAAACTCCGCCTCTTAACTTAAATTATACTATAGCGGTTAATAAAAAGAGCGATTCATTTCCTAACTTTATAGAATATCCTAATCATACTTTAAAACAAAAAAGAAATTATCAAGTAGGTTTTGTTTTAGCAGATAAATACGGTAGAGATTCTTCGGTTATATTATCAAGTATATTAGACACAACCAGTGTTACAGGAGATGTAATATTTGGGGGATCTACAATATTTTCTGATTACCCATCACAATCTAAACCAATTCAAGTAAAAGAGTGGTTTGGTAATACATTAGTATTGCAATTAAATTCAACTATAAGTTCAATAAAAAATAATTCAACCGGAACACCTGGTTTATATGCTGAAACATTAGGCACTGGATTTGTATTAACACCATCAAGCACTACAACAATTACGGATCAATACCAATATGGAACTTCCGCTTATGTATTTACTTTAAATAACGGAACACCTCCGGTTGTAAATAGTTATTTAAGAGGAGCTTTTATAGATTATGTTAAAGTTATATCCGCTACTTCAGTTGGCACAATACCAAATCAAGTTTGGACTATTGTAACTGACGGTAGAGTAAATGATATATATTTAAAAACCGTAGATGTCCCTGATACAAAATATTCTTATAAAATAAATCCTTTAGGATGGTACTCTTATAAAATAGTAGTACGCCAAAAGGAACAGGATTATTATAATGTATATTTACCTGGAATGTTAAACGGTTATCCTATAGGACAAACATACGGAGCACAAACGGTATATTCAACATCAACATCGTCACAAAGTATTTCAAAGCAAGGTAGTGGAACTATAGGTAGCACAACTATAAATATGGACGGTTTATTTACTGTTAATGGTATAATAGTAGGGGATTTTATTTCCGGAGGAGGTATTGTGCCAAATACTTTTACGGTAGTTAGTATAAATACTAGTACTTCAATAACAATATCTAATCCATTAGCAGCATCAATACCTTTAGCCACAACGTTATATTTTTATAGAAATGGAGTTCCTATTGGAACACCTGTATTACAAAATGGTATAAATGCAACTATATTTCCTTTAAATGAAACAAATGAAATTGCTCATATTGTTTTATTTAATGATAATATAAATAAGGTTCCAAAAGATTTAATAGAAGTTGGACCAGACCAAAAACAATACCGTAGTAGTGTTGAATTATTTGGTAGAGTAGAAAACTTTGTTGATAATAAATTTTGTACTAGCTCGCCTGTTACAAGCGATCCTTTATTACAAGAGTTTTATTATGATAGCGCCGTATTAACAAATAACGTTATTTTAAACGCGGTAGGCGGTGACTTATTGCTTTTATATACCGATATTGCAAGAACAACATTATATGCTGGATGGGACCCTACCACAAAAGTATTGGTTAATGAACCGGCACCGGCAATTGGTGCAACTATGTGGAAAATAACATTTTCGCCTCAAGCGCCTGCGGGTATAAATCAAGGGCCATCCCCTTTATATTTTGCTGTAGTATTACCCGAAAATCATCAATTTTATCCATCTAAAAAACCGGATATTGTATCAAGTATATCTACTGCGTTAGACTTTAATTTTTTAGAAACAACTGTAGAGAACCCTAGTGGTTCTGCTTCAGCAAATATATATCAATTACAAAGTAATCCAAACATAGGTAGGATTGCAACATCATTGTCTATAGGGGTTGCGGGTGAATATATGATACCGTTTTTAAGTGTATATGAAACAAAACCAATAACATCTGCTTTAGATATATTTTGGGAAACCGCAACTACAGGATATATATCTGATATAAATTCAGATGTTCTTAATGGATTTGATGGCCCAGTTTCTTTTGATGATACAAACTTTTTAATGTTTGAATGCCAATGCAAAACCGGCACCAGTTTAATTGCTGGTGATTGTGATAGTAAATATATTACTACTACCTTTAACCCTATAAATAGCCAAGAGCAAGTAATATCTTCTGTTGATTGTGTATTAGATCCTATTACACCATTAATTGTATTTGATAATTTAGGAAATATTCGTACACCTCAATTTAAAGTAGAAGTTCAATATTCTGGATTAACTGTTATTGGTTATAGATTAGTTATAGATTCCTCATTTGTGTTTAATTTTGATGGAAACGCTAGAGAGTCTTATATATTCACATTAAATTTTAATTGGACTGATCCGGCTACTGGGATTACTGCCCCTTATCCATTAACTATAAATGGATTTTGCGGGAATAATAATCCAACAATTGATCCAGCAACGCCTTTAGCTTATAATATTACACAACAAGATACCGTTGTTCATACTTTTACAGGAGTAAGTGGTGGATTAATGGGTAGTTGTGTTCCAAGTACAGATACTAGTTCATTACAATGGAGTATTACCGGTAATGATATTGCCGGAAACTTTTCAATAAATCCTGTTACAGGCGTTTTATCAAATATAAACCCTGAAATTCCTGGAAATTGTTATAGTATACGCGTTACATTAACAGATGCTTATAACTTTGCAAATAACGCCCCTACAGTTGGAGCTTCTGCTGTTCAGGGGTCATTAACTGATTTTATAGATATAACAGTATGTGTTGGGCTACAAAGATTAAATGATGGTATTCCAAATTACTGTTCTTTTAAAGCTCCAGTATGTCATTCTCCATCAGTTCCAGGCATACCTAATTTTTCATTAAATAACTTTAATGGATCAAAAACTTCTCCTTGCCATTCTAATGGGAACGGTACAACTGAGAATGCTTATCCATATAAATATGGAGTTATATATATTGGTAAAGACGATGTAACTTTAAATTCTGCTGGACAACCAGCAACGCCTGGGGTAACATTGCCAACATATCCATTACCAGTTTCTGGAACAAGCAATGTATACCAATCTTCAGTAAATGTGCAATCAGCAAATACCCAATGGAGATACATAGTAGGTAATCCTACTCCGCCGGGGCCATGTGATTATTCACAACAAACTCTATTCCCAACCGGAGTGCCATCAGGTATTACGCAAGGAGGAGCTTTATTTAAAGTTTCTTTAGTAGGTGGCTATGGGGTTACAAATGAGCCAGGATTACCAGGTTGTACTAATTGGACTTTATGCTGCGATAAAATACAAGAAGCAAAATTAGATATGATACTTTATCGTAGAGACATATCAACAATATCTCCAAACCCAAATCCTTGGGTTGCTGATACGGATGCAACCGGAACTTTAACATCTGCCTTCTCCGATGGAGTTAACGGTGAGTTATATATAAAAGGTAATGGGCAACAGGCTGGTTGTGTTACAGAAACCTGTAAAGTACAAGTTAGTAGAACAGTTAAATTTGAAATTCATGAATTTGGAGAATGGGCATTAGTACTTAGATTAAAAGATAATAGCGACCCTACTCAATGTTGCCCTGGTGCTTATCCAGTTGTATGTATTGAAGACGCTTACTTTGAAGAAGAATGTGTTACGGAAGAAATAGGACCGGATGAGAATGGAAATTATTATCCTTCTACCACATGTGACATTGTAGAGCGTTGGAGTAGTTATACCACTCAATTATGGCAAAATAACGGTACGCCGACCGCAGATGGTTACCCAACATCAATACCATATACAACACAAGCTTTAGCAACTTACCCAATAAACTCTGCAAACTACACTGTTATTGCAAATCCGCCTGGATATGGAATTGGCTTTGTTAATTTGAGTTTACCACCAGGAGGCACTATTCCAGAACAAATAGTTCCAGGGCTAAGAATATTTGTAAACAATGTAGATAGTGGTAAAAATATTAGTCAAACATTTGTAAGTCAAACATATCCTGGATTAATACAAACAGGATTAACATCTTTACTTACTGTTGGTCAAGTAGTTAAATTTCAATTTGCAGCAAATATAATTACTCCAATTACACCAGCACCCGTGCCTGGTCCAAACGCTACATTCTCATATCCTTATAGAATATGGACAAACGGAGATAGTTATACCTCCGGTATACAATTTTCAACGACAGACTATGGAGCTAGCGATTGGGAGCCTTCTTATTTTAGAGCGATTGAAATTGGAAATAGATATTATAATTATTGGGGGACTACAAGTTTATATAACAATGTAGCAATGGGTCCTCTCCCTATCGTAACATCTAATCTAATGACTACTTTAACTAAATACCCAACTTATATAGCTAAGGTTGATAATTCTGGTAATATACTACCAGCAGATCCTGGTCAAAAAAGAATTGCTACCGGATGGGGTGCGGCAATATCGCCTGCTCCAATAACCTTAAGCTTATATGGACTAAACATAGCTCAAAATATACCTGTATTTAATTCAGTGTTTTAAGCTAAATAATACAAAAAACAAGTAATAATTAAATATGGCAGCAACCTTAGAACTAAAATATTATAACTCTTTCTGGCTTAAAAAAATGGCATCTGTAACCGCGGTACAAAATACTACTGCGGTTACTGCTAATGACATTACAACCAATATATTAACAATAACAGTAGCCAATGCTGCTATTGCTGTTGGGCAGGCCATAAATTGGACAAAAGACGGTACAGACTATGTTTTATATGTATCAAAAATAATTGACTCTACGCATATATTAATGACAGGAGCGCCGGCCGCTAACACATTGTTAACCGGTACAAAATTAAATATTGGCCCTATACAGGATTTTGCACATATTCCTGCTGCTTATGCCGCTAATGACAAGTTAGATTGGTATATAGAAGAATCAAGAATAAAAGGGGGATATAATAATGTTGACGTTGATTTAGGTGTTCAAGCATTTATTGTTGAGCCAGAAGCGGTGCAACGTACAAGACCTAATGCTTTAATATACTCTGGAGCTTTTAATTCAAGAACAGGTGTTAATAATACAAATCAATTTTCAGTTGGTGAAGATATTACAGTAGCTGTTGATCCAGCAAACGGATCCATTCAAAAGTTATTTGCAGAAGATACAAACTTAACTATATTCCAAGAATTAAAAGTTAGTAGAGCATTAATTGATAAGGACGCGGTTTATTCCGCGGAAGGAACACCAATGACTACATCTGGAGCCGCTGTAATAGGCCAGGTTCAAGCATATGCCGGTAACTATGGCATAAGTATGCATCCAGAAAGTTTTGCTGTTTTTGGCTATCGAAAATACTTTGTAGATAGCAATCAAGGATTAGTATTAAGATTATCTCAAGACGGTATTACAGAAATATCTGGATATGGTATGAGAGATTACTTTAGAAACGCTTTAGAGTCAATTACAAACGATGCTTTAGCTCTTGGTGGTTGGGATCAGCATTCAAAACAATATGTATTATCTTTGCAACCAGTTAATGGAGCCTATGATTTTAATACTTTATCTTTTGATGAGGATTCAAATGGCTGGAGTAGCTTCTGGGATTACAAACCAAATGCAATAAATAGTCTTAGAAATTATTTTTACTCATTCAAGGATGGAAATATATGGAGACATTTTTCTCCAAACGCAAGCAGAGGTAGTTTTTACGGCAATTCATATAGTTCGTCTATTACTTCAATATTTAACGCGCAACCTTCTGTTGTTAAAAGTTTTAAAACATTGAATTACGAAGGAAACTCCGGGTGGGTTATGACTTCGCTTATTACAGATAATAATCTAGATAGCTCATGTTCTATAAGCGCGGCGCCGACAAGCGGTTCAATAACAACATTAGCTGGTGTGCAAAACCAATTATTAGTAAATAATTTTAAACAAAAAGAAAATAAATATTTTGCAAACCTATTTAATATTAGCACAGTTACATCCGGAGAGGTTGTATATGGTGAATCAATAAGTGGTGTAAAAGGATTTTGGTCAACAGTTGTTATGTCTGTGCCAGCCGCGTCACCTAAAACAGAAATGTTTGCAATATCATCAGAATACGTAGAATCATCTTATTAATTAAATAAAATTAAATGAAATTAAATGTTAGAACAATATTAGAGTCCGATTGGGATATGCTAGTTGATTGGTGGGCTAATTGGAAAGATTGGGAAATAAATCCAGTGAAAGAAATGTTGCCAGGAAACGGAACAGGTGGATTAATAATAGAAAAAGAAGGTAGACCAATTATGGCAGGTTTTCTATATTTAACTAATTCTAATATAGCGTGGATGGAATTTATTGTTTCTGATCCTACATACAAAGAGTATGATAGAGCAAAAGCATTGGAATTATTAATACTAAGTTTAGAGGATATTGCGCGAGTAATGGGCAAAGAAATTATATTTAGTGTTGGAAGAAATAAAAGTTTATTAAGCATGCATGGAAAATTGGGTTATACCATAGACAAAGACCCATCTTACGAATTATCAAAAAATATAAAAATATAGAGTATGGCAGCAGTAACAGCAGCAATAGGAGTTGGAGCTTCGCTATTAGGAGGCGCAATTTCCGCACATCAAGCAGGCCAAGCAGCAAAAGGAGCAGCTAATGACGCTGCTAGGGCTAGAGCCGAAATAGCAGCAATTAAAGCGAATAGAGCGGCTATTGTCAATCCTTATGCTAATGATAAAAACTTAAGCGGAATGGCTAAAGATTTATCTGGTATGATTACAAATCCTTATGCAAATTTAGGGGTAGCTACAAAAGCAGCAGAAATTCAAATGGAACAAACAGATATTGCATTAGCAAATACGTTAGATACATTAAGAGAGACTGGAGCTGGGGCTGGAGGAGCAACTGCATTAGCACAAGCCGCATTACAAAGCAAAAAAGGTGTTGCTGCAACTATTGAACAACAAGAAGTAGATAATCAAAAATTAGCTGCTCAAGGAGAATCTCAAAAGCAACAACTTAAAATGTCTGAACAACAAAGACTTCAAGGTATTAGTATAGATGAGGGCCGAAGACTACAAGCTAATGAAGCGGCTGGACAACAATTTATGTTTAATGCCAAAGAAGCAAGAACTAACCAAGATTTAGGGTATGCAGCAGGTCAAGAACAACAAGCAATGCAGAATCAAGCATCAGCTCAAGCTGCTGAAGGGGCTGCATGGGGTAGTGCTTTTGGTGCGGTAGGAAGTGCATTTGGGGGAATGGGCGGAAAAAAGTAAGTAGCGGGGGCGCTGATAATACCTTCAAAGACATGTCCTCGACTTTTAAGCCGATAACAATTCCTAAAATGAC